GCATACATGAGCATGCCCGCGTGCCGCATCCGGAACCACGTGAAGAGAGTCACCTGCTCCTCGTGCTCCGTGGGGGTGGGGGTTTTAGCTGTTTTCATCGTCGCCCCTCCCCTACATCGTTTTCGGCGGGATGCCGTGATATTCAAAGGGATTTATTTCCGGCCGAGGCCCCCATGTGACACTGTGGAAGCCGCCAGAAAGCACAGACTGCACAGCCTTCACCGGATCAGGGACGGGAGCCTGCGGCTGTGGAGGTATCTCCTCCAGCTTCAGGGACGGTGCTTCTGTGCCGGAAACACACTCCGCCCCGCAGGCGGCATAGCCTGCCACATCCACCCAGCTGTCCCCATGGTGGGGATTCGCCTTCAGGCGGGCGATTTTGAGAAGCGCCATCATGCAGGCCACATCAGCGGAGCTAACAGGGCGTCCGAGATAAGCGCTCCACATCCCGGCGATAGCGCTGAAGCTGTCCTCCGGCCCGTCTCCGTACTCTCTGGCTCTGTCTTTCAGTACCGCCTTCGCCGCGGCGTCAAGACACTCCTGCCTAGTCATGGGAGTCCTCCTTCACTTCATCCAGAGAGTAAAAAACCTTCAGGCCGTAAGCCACGGCCGCTTCATGCTCAATCCTGCATCCGCGGGCACTCTCCCAGCCGGGAAGGAAAAGAACGCCGTCACACTGTGACATCTTCTCCAGAGCCCATGAGAGATACCACAGAGCCGCGTGGCTATCCTTTGGCGGCTCAGCTGTCAGGATGGTATCCACTACCGTGTGCCCCATAGCCTCCAGAGCGTGGACAGCGGCCTCTCTCTCTTTCTGGATCTCGTCATACTTTTTCCCGGCCATAGGCTGACTAATCATGATTTTCATTTTGCGCACCCTCCACGGCTAATACTTCCATTCGTCGTTGTAGCCGCCGCTACGTCCCTGTTCGCGGCTTCCCCTGTTCCCGCTGTTGCCGGCATCATCTTCGCGGCGGTCAAGGAACACCACGCGCGCGGCCGCGACGTAGAAAGAAACGCCGTCTCTTCCGTCTTTCGTCTGGTACTTGCGGGACAGGTAGCGGCCTTCCACACAGACAAGGGAACCTTTGTGCAGAAAACGGTTACAGTTTTCTGCCGTCTTGCCTCCGACGGTCACAGTGTGCCATGTAGTGCGGTCAACGCGCTGTCCGGACTTATCCTGATAGCCGTCATCGGTCGCAACGGAAAAGCGGCAAATGTCACTCTGCCCCACATGGGACACTTCGGGGTCACGCCCAAGGCGGCCGATGAGGGTGACGCTGTTAAGCGACGACATGACGGCCAACCTCCTTCCGCATATCCTTCCCAGCAAGGACGATGAATTTTCCTCCTCCCTCGGAGAGCCTTGAGCAGAGAGCCGGGCCCATCAGCTCGCAGAAGTGTGCCTGGTCGAGGTTCGACACAAGTACCGTCGGCTTCATGCTCTCGTACCGCTGGTCAATGACATCGAAGAACATCGCCTGTTCTGCCTGCGTGCCGTACTGCCGCCCTACTTCATCGACGACAAGGAGCGCGGGCTTCACGAAATCGGCCATGGCCTGCCGCTCACTAAGCGTCCGGGACATATACGATTCCTTCACGCGCCTGAAGATGTCTGGTTCCTTCACGTAGACAGCCGGGAAGCCACGGCTCACGACGGAGCGCACCATTGCGGCCGCAAGGTGGGTCTTACCCGTCCCGGGACGTCCAAGGATGAGCAGGGATCTCCCCGTCTTCATGGTCTCCTCCCAGTCGGTTTCAGCGTATTGAACACAGATACCAAGGGCCATTTTCTGGTCAGGATCGTCCGTCCTGAAGTTGGCAAAACTCCGGGTCGCAAATCTCGGGGGAATGCAGGTCTGGCCGATAAGGCGCTCAATGTTCCAGGCGGCAATCTCAGCCCTCGCCCGGGCTTCATCCTGCGCTTCGGCGGCATGGTCGTGCTCCTGCTTGCACATCGGGCATCCGCTCCACAGTCCCTTGTGGGGAAGAAGCAGGAAGTCCATATACGGCCCATGCTTCGGACACACGGCCTTCCGGCTATCCTTCGCCCTGAACACAGTCGGCACGATTTCATCAGCTTTACGCATTTTCGTTCTCCTATAGCGCGGTTACAAGGTCACCGCTGTAGCTCCGTGAGTAGTCCTGCTCGTTTTCGTTGACGTACCTTGTGCGTCCGTTCTCGTCGGGAGCGTAGCTTGGCGCCGGTGCTTTGTCCGGCTGATCGTCCCAGCGCCGATCCCGTAGCCAATTTGCCATGAGTGGCGTGTAGCCTCGTTTCCATTTCCGGTCTTCTACCTTGAAGCGGTCTATGACCTCCGCAAGGACGTATGATTCCGGCACAAGGTGGTGCGCCTTCAGGTAGGCGTACTCACGCCATGCCTTCTCCTTGTTCTGCTGATTAGGCCACAGAGAGTACAGGTAGCTGAATTCCTTCCACGCCGGGTTGCCGTGAGAGGTATCCACCTTCACGTCTTGTGCCGGTTCTTCGGCCTGGGGTTCTTCCCCGGTCTTAGGGTTTTCTGCTTTCGGGGAAGAATTCGTGGGAGAAGGTGTTTCAACCACACCTGTTTCCCCCTGGGGGGATATGGGGGGTGTATTTATATTCTCTAGTCTTATATTATCTTCTCTTATAGGCGTTTCATGCGTTTCATCCGTTTCATGAAACGTTTCAGGCGTTACATGTAACGTTTCATGCGTTTCATCCGTTTCATTGGCTGATTTAGCCGTCTTTCGCTCACGGTATTTTCGTACACGCTCGGTAGACGTCCTCGCCCTTCTGCTGTTGTTATCCGTCTCCATGGGTTGCCGATCGTCCCATGCCGCGATTCGGTTGTCGGGGGTTATAATCCCGCGCTCCTTCATGACCTGAAAGACGCTTGCCGTTGTGCCGTCCGCGTAGCCGTAAAGGACGTCTATCTCTTCGGGGCAAAATTTATCCACGGAACCGCGATCTTCATTCATTGACGCGTACTCAAGAAGAGGCGTCCATATTGACACAACGACGCCCACAGTTTGTTTTGACAAGCGGGCCACCAGCGGCCACTTGGGATCATTAAAAGTCCCATGATATAGACGTAGCCAAGTATAGCCGTTCATTCCCTGCCATCCTCCCCACAGAACTTATCCCATTCCGCGATCCGCCCGTCGGGAGTAATCAGCCCGCGGGCTTTCATCGCCTGAAAGATGCTATCCGTCGTCCCGTCATCGAGGCCGCCGAAGGCGTCGATGTCTTCGGGGTGAAAATCCCGCAGGCTCCCATGGTCTTCACTCGCTGAAGCACACGCCAGAGCAGAGAGATAAACGAAGCTCACGACGGCCGGAGACTGCCCGACTTTCCGGGAAATCGACAGAAAGCGCAGGTTGGTCACGCTGTCATCTGGCAATTTGAACCAGTGTTTCATCGCTAGCCTTCCTCTTGTTCCGCGCCGAAAAACTGATGCCATCCGGAGATATAATCGTCTTCCGTGACCAATCCGGCCATCACAAGGGCATCCAGAACAGCACCTGTTGCGCCGTCTTCGAGGCCGTAAAAGAAGTCAATGTCTTCCGGGACGAAGTCTGACACACTTCCCCGGTTGTAAGCCTTAGAAGCACAGTCCAGAAGAGCGAACCACACAGCGACGACAGTTCCGACGCTCTGTTTTGCATTCCGGGCTATCCGAGGCCACTTCGTGTCGTTGATCATCCCGTTATAGACGCGATACCAATTGTAGGCCGTCATTTTTAGTTGCCCCCTGCCAAACAGATCATGGCAAAGACGCATTCCGTAGCCTGATCCATCTCCGGCGTTTTGCAGTCAGCGCCGTAGTAGGCCATGAGTGCGGTTAAAAGGCGGCCGCGCTGTTCCATCGTTAGAAGACTAATGCCCGGCCAATGGGCCGTGAAAATGAGAAAAGCTGTGGTGTCCACCATCTTTACGCCTCTTCGTCGAAATCGTTTTCATCGAAGTTAAATGTGTCGTTTTTTATCCGGCCAACGGCTTTGAGCGCGTCAACAACTCTTTGCGTTGTGCCCGCCTCAAGGCCGCCGGTCTGGTCAAAATCCGAAAGGTTAAGCCCTTTGATGCATGTCGGGGTTTCGGTTCTCAGCGTCGCGGTAAGGACAGCGCACCACGCATAGAACGCGGCGGCCGTTGTCGTGCCTGCCATTTGGGCCACGCGTGGGAAAAGCGGAAAATCCACCGCGTCAACAGGTAGAAGAATTTTTTTAATTTTCATCTGTCAGCACCTCTTCACGTTGCCGCGCACAGTCTTCCGCCTCCTCTTCGTTGGCTAAATTTTCTTCTGACGTTTTTCCTACAGAAGGATCCGGCGCCGTGAAGTTCTGGTTCTCAAAGACAACTTTCATCAGCTTGAGCCCGCGAGAGAACGATATGTCGTTAGAGCCATGGAGAAATCTGCACACGCAGTTCTGGGAGAGACCTGCCTTGTCGGCTATCTCTTGTTGTGTGGCTCCTTCGGCGATCATTTTTTTGAGGGCGAACCGCAAAAATTTTTCATTCATGGAT